TTTAATATTCTGTACGCTTATGAATAATGTGTTTAAGCTCATTTCTTATTTTCTTTTAACTATGTTTGACTTCCACTCGTGTCTGCAACTTGGAGAATGTGTGTTTGTTCCCGGCTTAGTATACCAACCGCCTCGTCTATCCCATACAGAATAACCAAGCCTTGCACTCATCATTTCTATTTCGCTACGGCTATAAAACTTGTTAGCGGTAACTAAGTATTTGCAAAAAGGTCTGCTTGTATCTAAATCGCCATCGTTAAAACCTGCTTTCCACTCGTAAGAGTAACGAATTAATATCTGCGAAGTTTGTGGCTTTATAGCTTCTACAATCTGCCCAATAGGAGCAGTAAGTTGCCTTTCGATAATAACGTTACTATCAATCCCTTTACCTTGCTTTACTTCGTTTGTCTTAATAAACCCCTTCTCAATCAATAAATCAATAACACGCTTAACCGCACCTACATCTTCTTTTAAAGTGTCAGCAATTACCTCTGGAGTAATACGCTTGTCTTTAACAATTAAATCTAAAATATTAGATTGTAACTGCGATACATCTGCAAACATTTCAAAGTCCGCATCATCGTTAAATCTTGCTTTGCTTTTAAATACTTCGTAAGCACTTCTATCTTCTCCGAACTCAAAGAAAACTTGAAAATCAGCTTCGTTAAATTCTAATTCCTCAGCACCTAACCAAGTAGCAACCTCTTCATCACTTAAAGCATATCCACCTTTTAACATAGAACTTGCTTGTTCCCTTGTTATTTTACCCTTGTTAAAATCTCTAATGATGCGTTGCATATTCTGCCACTCTCTACCCTTAAGACCTTTTATGTGTTCGTTTACGCTTGTCTCAGCTGACATTGGTTCTTCTGTTGTAATAGTAGAAGAAATAACATCGCCATCGATTGTAGGCTTTAATGCCACTAAGGCTCTAATTTCATTCTTAGTCATTGACTCTAACACCTTGTTAGCAACCAATGGACTTAATGCAGCGATACCATCTGTAACTCTTTGTGCTTCGTTACTTGCATCAACTTCTAATGGCGGTAAGTTTAACATTTCTCTAATCTCATCCTTACTCATATTTTGAATAAGAACATTCTCACTAAACTCAATTCCAATAGGGTCGGTAGGAATAATCTTTAATTCAACTGTTACACCTGCATATTGACCAAGCATATTAAACACTCCCTCAAGTTGCATCTGCTTATAGCGTACATAAGTATTGTTAAATATTTCGTAGCTATCACGCATCTGTTGGCGGTTGCCTAACTGACCAGGAGTAGCAATACCGAACAAGTCAGGACTTGTAATTTGATGTCCGCTAAATATGTTAGTTTGTATTAACTCGTCTACACGGCTGAAGTCCTCTTTGGTTAAATCACTTGCGCCTAAGTCATCAACAATAGGCTTACGAGTTGCATCGTTTACAAAAGCAAGTAAATACTTCTTGCCGTCTGCACCCGTATACATATTGTCGAACTGTCTGCTAACCGCTCTTTTCTCGTCAGGGCTTGGCTCTCCGTTTGGTAAGGTAATAAGTTTACTTGCAGAAAACCCTGTTTGAGCATTACCCAAAACGTGCTTACTAACTTCGACATCACTTTCGATATAGTTAAGCGCACCAAAATAACCAGGAAGGCTATAAACGTTCATTCCTGGGCGATACTCCTTAACATAAAGTATCTGCACACCTTGTGGGTTAGCAGGGTTAAACGCATTGTATATCTCAGCTTTTTCTTGGTTGCGTGTAGCCTTCCAATCTTCTTTATACCAAAACTGCGTATTGTCTTTGTTGGTTCTAATCTTTGTATAATCACAATGCCATAACTCAGCAACTTGACCGCCCATTACTGACCAAATAACTTGAATATAAGCACCGCCAAATAGTTCTAAATCTAAAGCAACCTTTTTAGTTAAGTCATTTAGGCTCTCTTCTCTATTAACCTTTTTAACAATAGCATCTTCTCCTGCCCATCCGTTCCCTACAATGTAGTTTACTTTGTTTCTTACAATAGCATTATGCTTTGCAGATTTGTTAAATAGGTCTAATAGATATTGCGGATAGTCATTATTCTGACCATACTGCATATACCCTTCGCCTTTTTTCTCTTTATATTCCGGTTGCTTTGCTTCCGCAAATGTCAATACTTGTATTTCCATTATTGTCTAATTGTGAATGTGCTTGTTGTTTCGTATTCTGTAAATGATATAGTTGTTCCCTCAAGCTCCATAATGCCTGTTTCAAGCAGGTTTAAGCCAGTAGGGTTTGTATTTGAAGGACTTGCTTGTTCGTAAACTGAGTAAGTGTATTGCCCGTTTAAAGACGTATTAAAGTAGCTATTAACTACAATGCTAAACTCATTGTACCTTTCCTTGTAAGCACTTATGTCTGTATTGTTTAGCTTGACAAATTTGATGTCCGTGTTTGTGCTTCTATTCTCGAAAACAAATAGATAGTTAGGACTTGTTAAAAGCTGCTTTTCAGTCAAGGTAAGTATTATATTTTGGGTTTGCCCCTTAGTTAATCTTATCACAACTATAAATATAAACTATCACGATTGTTTGCAAAATAAAAAACCCCCGAACAATTAAGTCCGAGGGCATCTATATACAAAACCAAAACAACCTAAGAACCTGCGGTGGTTAATTGACCCGCCACAGTTGAGTTTACTTCTGGAGCTAGAGCTGGCTCTGCACCTGTAAAGGTAAGAGTATAACCGCTTCTGTCTCCGTCAGCCGTACCTGTACCTGCGCTACCGCCTGTAAGGTCTAAGCCTCTTGTTTTTCCTAAGTACCAATATTTGCCATTGTTATCTTTGGCAACTGCTACTAAAGTGTTTTGAGCCAACAACAAGATTTCGTTTCTTGTGTTAGCCTGTAATTTATTTAATACTATGGTTAATTCCGGAGCATAAAAGATAGTTCCGTTCTGTACGTTTGCATTAACATTCTCAACTAATTGAGAAGTGCCTTTTACAAGTTCATACTTAAAGAACTTCTTACCTGCTGCCTTAACAAGTGCGGTAATAACACCACTTGCTTCGGTAGTTGAGGTAACATCTCCTTCTGCTATAAAATAAACCTCAGTAATACCACCTAAACTGTCTTTACAATCTAAGGTATAATTTTGAGTTAAAGCGCAAGGCATATTGTTTGAATTAATTAGTTTGAAAAAATTGGGGGGCATATTTCAACCCCCCTATAAATTATGCAAGGATAAACTTCACTACTTCGTCAGGAAAGGCAATGTTTACACCCATCTTAAACTGAGATACAAAACGTACTTGGTCAGCTTCTTTTGCATAGAAAATCTCAAACTTCTCTTCTTCGTTCAATAAGTCTGTACCTAAGAACATATTAGATAAACGCATAGCGTAAACCTTGTTGCTTCCGTTAAGACCTGCAACTGCTACAACTTTGATTGTAGTACCAGGAAGTACAAATTCGCTATCAGCTTTTACATCAATTTGGTAATTGAAAGAACCGCTGTTTTTAAGAGCAACAGTATAAGTGCGGAATAAATCTTGACCACAGAAGATAGTCATATCGTCAGCAGCTACAACTTTTGCAGGAATTGCTTGGTAAACACCATCAAAGATAGAGATTACGTTAGCAGCAGTAATAGAAGATAAAGGAGCACCTGAGATAAAAGTTGAAGCGTTTGCAGCAACAACACCAGAAGCAGCGTTTATTAATTTTACAAGACCATCAAATTTGTTTAGGTTAACATTCACACTTGAAGTGTCGCCATTCCATAGCGCAGTTTCTAATTGAGCAGCGATAGTCTTAGCTTTCTTTTCGCTATACTCTTGCTCAAAAGGAATAGAGTCATAATAAGAACCAGTAGGTAAAGCTTTTTGTAAATACTTTGCTTCAAGGTCTTTAGGACATAAAGCTTCATTTAGCTTAATTTTTCCGATTGTAATCGTGCGCTGAGTGAAGGTCGTACTTCCGCTTGCGTTGAACCCGCAAGAAGCACCATCTTGGAAGATAGCATCAGTTTCCATAATGTTAATCTTCTCGCTTGACTTTACGCCAACCATAACGTTTCCTGCACTCTTAATAAGAGAAGCAGTTTTTGCACCCAATACAGATGAAGTTACAAGTAGAGCTTCGTTTTCTTTTGTATAGTTTGCTAATGCAGATACATCAAATCCCATTTTATTTTATTTTTATTTGTTTAATAAAGCGTTTCTAAATTTTTCAATTCTTTCGTACTTCATTTCCTTTGTAGTTACGTTAGAACCAAATGTTTGTTTTGGCTGCGCAATAGGTTCAGCGTTAGGTGTCTTAGTAAGTGCTTCTATTAACTCAGCTACTTGACTAAAGCCATTCTTAACTTTTGCCTCTAATTGCGCTACTTGTGTTTTAAGACCTTCGTTTTCAGCTACTAATTTTGCGATTTCGTCAGCCATTTTCTCGTCAATCTTGTTGCCTAATTCAGCAGGTACTTCTTCAGCTTCTTTTGCTTCAGCTTCAGGAGTTTCGATTGATAAGATTTTTGCAGCTTCGTCTAATACGATTTTAGTGCCGTCTGCTAATTGGTGTTCTCCCATTGGTGCAGGACTTCCGTCTTCCAATGTAACTTGACCACCGATAGCAAGTTCGCTAATCATAACCTTAGTTCCGTCTATAAGGCTATATTCTGCGAATGTAACAGGTACTTCTTCGATAGGTGCAGGAGCAGGTGCAGGAGCATCTACCATTGGCATATCTTCGAATAAAGCCCTAATTTGCATAATTGCATCTTTTGCGTTCATCATTCTTTTTGTTTAAATATTAATAAAAGATTTTGTTTATCATTTAACTCGTTGCAATATTTCCTTTATTGCATTCATAAGTTCTTGTTCTTTACTTGGCTTTGTTTTGTAGGTAAATAACCCTTCTACGCTAAAGCCTTTAAATTTGCCATCTTTAACATCGCTCCATACATCTTCGTTGTCTACTTTGAACGAGCCAAACCACGAGCCGTCCGGTGCATCTTCAAAACCTTTCATAGGTAAGATGCCACGGCTTTCGTCTGTAATAAAACTTTCAAACATAGTAACACCTTCTACTTGTTGGTCAGGAGAATGCATTAAGTTTACGTTTGATTGGTAGCCTCTTTTGAAAAACTTTTGAGCAATCTTAAAAATAGTATCTTTAGAGAAAACGACAAAATAATCTCCATAAGTAGAGTCACTGCGGAATATCGGGACATCCGCCAACATTAATGGTCCGCTAATAATACGCTTATCTTCGCTAACTACTTCAAATCGTTGTTGGTTTTTAAAGGCATTCCAATTCTTTTGAATAGCAGGTCTGTCAACGAGTGCCACATAATCAACCTCGGCATCGTCATTCATATCCTCGCTAATGTCTAATAAATAAACAGGTAATTCCATATTCGTAAATATTAAGTGTTTTAAATTGTTATCATTTAACCAAACCTTGCTCTTTGCTGAATAGCTGCAATCCTTTGTTGACTGCCAGTTACATCGCTTTCGAGAACATATGCCCTTGTAGCTTGATTTCCTATTGCATTAATACTTTGGCTATCCAATGTGGTTGTTTGTGCTTGTGGTTGTGGTGGTGCTAATGGTGCACCTGCCGAAACACTTGGCGCAGAAGTTCCACCACCTACGCCACCTGCTGAACCGCCACCTTTAAACTTTGCAATAGTTGTACCTACAATAGATGCAATACCTGCACCTGCTCTAACCTTTGCAGCTAAAATGTATTTACCTTTTATTAAAGCACCCCCGTCAGGAAGTAAACTCCAAGTTGGGTTAGCTGCATATGCTGAAATTTCTCTTTGTGTATCTACTACAATTTTAGCAATGGCTAAAGCTTTATCAATTACAAAAATAGCATTTGCTATCTTTTCATTCTCTCCTGCAAGGCTTGCTAATAAATTAAGACCTGCCGAAGCTGCTTGAAACTTTGCGTCTTGTAAAGCTTGGTCAGCTTGTAGTTCTGCTTTTCTTGCATCTTCTTTTAGCTGTTGGTCTTTTAAAATGTTTTGATAAGTATAATTTGTAATTTTTGATAAGAAGGCTATTTGTTTATCTTCTTTTTCTTTTTGCTTTGCTGCTTTTTCCGCTTCATCTTGAGCATCTAATGCATTTAATTCTTTTTGAGTTAAAATCTTTGCATTATTTGCAATGCCCCTTCTTTTATCGTATTCTTCTAATAATTGTTCTGTAAGTTTCTTTTCGTCATTAAGTTGTTTTTCTAATCTTGCAGCTTCTTGCTCTGCTAAAGCATCGTTTGCTTCTTTAGCTTTTGCTTTTCTTGCTGCTGCTTGTTTGGCTTGAAAATCTAATAATGCAACTTGACCTTCTACATTGGCTCTATCAATTTCTTCTTTTGCTTCTTTAGCTGCTTGTTTATCTGCATTTTTAGTTTCTTCAAAAAATCTTACTTGAGCTTGTGCTTTTAATCTTCTGTAACTTTGCTCTATATCAAATATTTCTTTTTCACTTGCACCCCTTAATTTAGCTTTAGCAATTTCTAATTTTTCTTGATTTGCTAAATTTTGTTGTTCTGCTTTTAATGCAGTTTTAGCACCTTCGGTTACACGCTTATTAAATTCGTCTTGTTTCTCTGCTGCTTTTTCTGCTGCGCTGCTAAAGTTTTGAAACATAGAAACAACCTCACCAAGTGCTACAACAAGTAAACCTAATCCTGTTGCAGCTATTACACCTTTAAGTACTTTAAAAGAAGTTGATGTAGTTTCTACGCTTACGCCAAATAACCTCATAGCAAATGATGCAGCTTTATTAGCCATTTCATTTGCCTTAATAAATATTGTGCTATTCTTAATTACTGTTCCTAATTGCTTAAAACTATCTATGCTTTCCCCTACTGCTTGTAATCCTTGCGATAAAGCCATAGCAGATTGCACCCTTAATAAAGCTTGTTCTACTTCTTTTGACTCTACACCAAATAAACCAATAGCACCCTGTGCTGCTGCAAAGCCACCTGCTACGCCACTAAGAGAAGCAGTTAATGATTTAAATTTAGCATCAGGATTAAATGCTTCAATACTATCATTTACAAAACCAATTTGGTCTTTTAATGCAGCAGCCCTTTCTACTGCCCTAACTGTTTGTTCTGAAGTTTCTCCAAATTTTTCTGTTAAAACTTGCACCTCTTGTATAGCTTCCTTTAACTGCTTTTTTAAAGAGCCTAAAGCTTGGTCTTGGTTACCGCCAACTTTTATATTTATATCTACTGAGTTCTCTTGTGCCATTAGTATTTTGTTTCTATTACTTTAAGGAATGATAGTTTAGTAGTGTTGTATTCCATTGGGTTAAAGTTTTCGATTTTGTTAAGCCTAAATAATACCCCATCAATGTATACATATTTACTAAAATCTAAATTGTAAATATCTATTATATCAAGTAGACCAAAGCAAGTTAATAGCTTACTATCTTTGTTTGTTATTTCTGCAATGTATGGACTATGGTATGCAGCAAATATATTTGTATAAGGATAGGTATTTGGTGCAAATTGTAATTCTTTAGGTGCGCCAAAGTTTATATCGTTCTCTGGGTTAATAGGGTCATTTAAATGCCCTGCGTAGCCATAACTTGTATAAGAACCTAAAACAGTTGCACCATTCATTATATCCCAACTATTAACTTCTGTTATTTTTTTAACCTGCATTATTCGTATAATGCTATCCATTCTATCTTCTGCATTATTAGTATTTGACTTTTTGTAAATAGCAGGAAATACTTTGTCTTGCCCTGTTGCTTGATACAATACAGAAGCAGCAAATATAACTTCTAAAGTATCTGTTTCTTTTACGAAATCAAATAATGTATCGTAAATATAATCTCCATAACCTTCGGTATATTTCTTACGATAGTTTTCGTTATAGAAATCATTGTCAGATTTGAACTTGTAGTTATAGTAACGAGCATTAATTTCGCTCATTGGCTTAATGCTCAAAGGCTTTGCCCTGTCTACTTTATTAGTCCAATCTTCTGCATTATCCGACTTCTCAGGATAAAAATCTACATAAGGGCTAATTACTAATTCCTTGTCATTAAATTTATTTTCATAAACATAAAGGTTAAACATCTTAATAATACTTAAAAAGAAATCCCTTTGAAATATACCTCTTGGTATTGTTTCATTAATCTTAATGTTTTCTCCTAAATTAATTTGAACTAATGTAGGCGTAGGAGTTGTTATATTTAAAGAGCCAGTAAATATTTCAACTTCCATTAATGTACCAAGTATCTCAACTTGTATGTAATCTGTATTAGCAAAAGTTATATTATCTACTGTAAAATCACAAGCTATAATCCTTCTAATACTCGCATCGAAATCTTGACTACCTATTGGAACTCCATTTTTTCTTAATATAACAGAAAAGTTAGAGTTAGCAGGATTGAATGAATTTACAAAACCGCTTAACGTTACTCTTATACTTGTGCTTATACTAGAACCTGTATAAGTAAATACTTCTCCAAAGGCATCTGGTGTAAAACTACCTGCGGTTATAATAGTGTATCTAACATAAGGCGCACTTGTTAGGTTCATTGTCCTGTTATTAGCAGTAGCACTAAAACTTGTATTATTTAAAGCAGTAATATTTGTTTGGTTATGCGGTATAATTAACCTGTTAAATAAAGCCGTATTAAAAAAAGAGCAATCGTAAGTATAATCCGTTCCTGCAAATATTTTTTGTATATACTCCTTAACGTATAAAGCAGGTCTAAACGTTGTGTATTGAAAGTCCTTTTTAGCAACACCATAACCACCTAGTCCACCTGCACCTGCACCTGTACTAACATTCCCGTAATCAATAAGGGGGTAATAATATCCTGACCCGCCTGTGTTATTCCAGCTATTACTAATATTAGCTACGCTATAAGTGTGGTCGTATGCACTAAAATCTAATTCTTCTAAACGCTTATTTCCTAATTGGTTAATAAAACCACCAAGTTCACCAAAAACGCTGCACTGGTATTCGATTGTGTCTTTGTCTATAACTATTTCTAATATGCGTAAAGTGCCTTTAAATATTTGAACCTTATCAATAAAGATTTTGCAGTTAGCTTGTTTAGTTGCATTATAGTTATATCCTACGTTTGGTAATGCCGAATCCGTAACATTAGCATTATTTAGTTCGAATATATAACCAAATACTAAGTTGTTATTTGCCGTTCCTGGTATGCTTATTGTTTTGCTATAAGAAGTATTGCGAGTACCAAAATCACTTACATCATCAATGGCATAAGTAAACTCGGTAGATATATCCTGCAATAAATCAATCTTCCTTTCTTCTATGTATATCTCTGTGCTAATCATTATCTAAATTGGCTTGTTAAGTATTTTCCTACTTCTACTTCAATCTCAAAGTTAAATAGTTTATCTGCACTTTCTAACTTATACTCGTAGTTAGTTGTGGTTATTGTAACAGGGAAATAAGCACCAAGTACTTCCATATATACAATAGGAGACGATACAAGTTGAGCCAACCACGAATAATCTTGTTCGCTAACCCAATCAGAAGTAAGCCTATATTTATCTTTATGCTGAATAGCATAGTTGAAAGTTGTTTCGTTATATCTGTTATATCCATCTATGTTTGTCATTTGTCCACCTACAAGCTGCCAATCGCTTCGCCTATATGATGCTCTTTCATATTCGCTTGACCTTCTATTTACAAGGGCAAACTTCTTTGTGTCCCAACCGCCAAGCCTATTTAGGAACTCTAAGTTAAATTGTTGGTATTTAGGATAGCACTTATGTCTAATCTTAATTACTCTTGTTTGTGCGCCACTTCTTTTTAAATAGAAATTGTAGCCGTAAGTATCTTCATTAATAATAGTTCCACTTGCCCAATCATTTATGTGTCCTGCTTGTAGGTTAAACATATTGAATTGACCGCTTAAGGTTATGTTACCCGATACAGTATTGGTAACCACATCGCCTTGCCCTAATACTTCTACCCAAGCCGAATAACCGCCCGTTGCTATGCGTAGGAAAGTAATGTAAAAGTTATCTCCGTATTCAAGTGTTATTTCGTCGGTATCTCGTTCCGTTAAGAAATCATCGGTAAAGTTTTCCAATAGTAAATTATCGTAATAGTCCGATAGCACCAAAGGTGTTTGGTTCTTTGTTAGGAATACATCGGCAAACAATGGTGGCACAAAGTTGTAAGCTGAATAGCTGCCCGATGCTAAGTTTGTAGTTGTAATACCGCTTACCTCTTCGCCTATCCTTATTTGGTAATCTACTTTGATTTTGTCATTTGAAGCTACAAGTATTGAGTTTCCCGAAGGCTCAAAGTAGTTAGTTACGAAACTTCTTACCATTGGAGATGCGTTAAACACCCCATAGCTGCCTTCTGCACTTGGAGCAGGGAATACCTTTGACCTAATAACCTGGCTTCCGTTTATGTATACGTCATAAACAAATTTAAAGTTTGTAGTTCCGCTATTGGTAGAACTTGACACAAACCATAGGTTATCGTGCATAGACGAATAGGGTGCAGGGCTACTTGTTATTGTTATTGCCATTATTAATCTCGTTAATTGTTTGCTTTATTTGAATTTGTACATCGCCACCTATTGCGAGTGCAACATCTGCTATAAAATCTTTATTAAATACATCTGAAATTGCTTTGTCAAAAAAGAAGGTTGCTCGTAAACCATCTCTTTTAATTCCTGTAGATATAGCATAAGCTAATGATTTTAAGCTATCAGCTTTACTAACTACATTAGAAAGTTTTTTTCTTTTACGTTGTGTCTTAGTTATAGTTGCCTTTTCGTTGCGTGATGCGTTAGCACTTTTACGAAGCCATAATAAGATGTTAGTAGCCATCTTTTTATTTGCATAAGGTGTCTTGAATGAGTAGTCGCCTGTATTATTTTTAGGTCTTGCATTCTTACCGCCTACACCTCTTACCCCTTTATTGACAAAGTCATAATATTTAGATGCCTCACTTCCTTGCTCATAACCTACACTTAAAACATAGCTTGTTCCAAATTTTGTAATTATAGGCATAGATGGTTCTGCTAACTTGCCAGAACTAATTGAGCCACTTTTTTGTAGGTTTGCCCCTATTGCAGTATTAAACGCTTGACCATATAAAGCAAGAGTTCGCTCTAATAAAGGCAAATCTTGTGGATTGACTTTGTTAAAGCCTGTATCTCCCAAGCTTTGTATTAAGCCGTTCCTTAATGCTTCTATTTGTGCTTTTGCTATGCTCACGCTAATAAATATAAGGAAGGTCTAAAAATAACTAACCCCACCAAAAATGGCAGGGCTACTTAAGTTTTCTATGTTGCTCCTTATCGTAATCGGCTTTAGCCTTTAGATAGGATAGGGTATTTAAGAATTGTATTGTTGTTAGCTCGTAGCTTTGGTCAACTGTGATATTTTCGTGGTCGGCAACAGATTTGGCGCAATACTGCCATCCAAAGTGCTGCATAAAATTTGAACCCCCTTTAGTGCCAAGTCCATAGTCATCCCCTGGTTCATCATTTCCTGAACCAAATAATCCTTGGAAACTTCTATCCAATTTCTGTATACTTGATAAAAAAAAACAACCGATTGATAAACGTGCATAAAATTTGCCCCTTGTAAATCCTCGGCATATTGGCTATGTTTAGAAGCATCGTACTTGTCATCTACCCATCTGCCATACCAAGTTTTGCGCTGAGGCATAACCATTGAGGCTGCTAACTTGTGTATGTTACCTACTAAATCTGTACTAAATACTTTAGCCTCTATGTATCTGGCTGCTTTAATTTGCTGCACATCATAGATAAACTTGTAACGTTTGCCGTTTACTTCAGTATACTTAACCGGCTTACCTTCTATCTTATCATCTAAGAAGTTTAAGGTTACCTTTAATTTGTTAAACTCTGCTACGCTTAAGCTATCCACTTGCGTATCGGTAAGGTTATGCAAAATACCTACAAGCTTACTTTCCACGTCTAAGGTAGTCCAATCCTTCTCAGGCTTAGTAACTATTGGGTAAATCTGTTGGTACTGCCAAACTGTTAATTCGTTCCAAGTCATTTTCTTAGTTTTAACATTATCTCATAAGCAAGATGCCCACCTATGTAGCATAACGCTGCCAAAGGTAAACTTTTGTAACCTCGCCAGTAACTCCGTTAATAATGTCAAGTCCTTGATGCGGAACTTTCTTAAGGAATTCTTCCATATCCTTTTTGGCTTTAGCTGCGCTATTGTACTCGTTCAATATCTCATTGTAAGCAGGACTTTCACATTTGCTAAAGTCATACTTAACCCCTACTTCTCTAATGTTAAACTTTGCACTCATATACTCGAAGTCCTTGCCATTAAGTACGGCTGCTTGTAATACCGCGTCTTTGTAGTCCTTGTTTGCCTTTAGTGTTTCGAGCATATCCTCTAAGGCTTTAACTTGTAGATGTGTTTTTAACGGGTCAAGTTCCCCTGCGTTTAAGCGTTCAATTAATTGATAGGTAAACTCAGTCCTTTGTTCTTTTGTTGTTTCGAAGATTTGTTGTAGTTCCATTTGTTTATCTTTTAAAGATGTTTAGTTTTTGTATAATACCCATTATCAATAATCCAATATAAGCTAAGATGCCAATAGTAAAAAAAGCTATTTTGAATTTAAGTGCTTGTAAACGATTGTCTTTACTATTTTCTTTAGTATTTCCCATATTGTAATTATTAATATAATAGTCATAGGTTATTTGTTTTGGTTAATATTTTATTCTTATTTCTTCATCATTATCAGGATTCCAAATAATAAACTCTTCATTACTTGTAACTACTCTAAAAGATAAAAACCCTTGTTTTCTTTGCTTATTTACCCATTTAATTAATTTATACCACTTTATCATAGGTTATTTGTTTTGGTTATAGGTTTGGTTGTAGTATTCTTCTCCGTATGATATAGTGTCTTCAACAAGGCTATCCCTTAATTCATCATCAGACATTTTAGCAATTTTTTCTCTGTGTAAAAAATTTATTAAAAATCCACCATTTCCTGCATCTATTATCTGCTCTTTTTCTTTTTCAAGATATTCAGAATACTCTTTAGTTAATTCTTCAATGATTCTGTTTTGAATAACGATGGCATCATACATAATACAATCATTCATACCTCCAAGTATATGTGTTTGTTCATCTTGATACTTTCTTCTTTCCATATATGCTATGTGAAAGATTAATTCTTGCATTGCTGTTTTCATAGGTTATTTGTTTTTGTAATTATATTTCTAATTTGATTGAATAATTGTTTTTAAATAGCTTGTTTTTAATTAATTAGAAGTATATTTCTAATTTTATATTGTTTC